ACGAACGCGCAGGTGCTCGGCGGTACCGCTGCCGGGACCGGGGTCGAGTGCCAGACGGATGCTGATGCGGGCTCGACGGACGTAGAACTATCGTCCATCAAAAATCTCACGTCTGCGGCGGATCGTGTGCCTTACTACACCGGGAGCGGGACCGCTGCGCTCGCGACGTTCACCGCGGCCGGCCGCGCTATCGTGGACGACGCAGACGCCTCGGCGCAACGCTCCACGCTCGGACTCGGCACGCTCGCAACGCAGAGCGGTACATTCTCCGGCACGTCTAGCGGCACGAACTCGGGCGACGTTACGCTCTCCGGTACGCCGAACTACATCACAATCTCCGGCCAGGCGATCACGCGCGCGCAAGTCAATCTGACTTCGCACGTCACCGGGACGCTTCCCGCCGGTAACGGTGGCCTCGGGATCACAACAACGACCGACGATACCGTCCCGGTCGGAAGCGGCTCGGCATGGGTAGCGCAGACGTTGCCGAACTGCACGGACACGGGCGGGAACCATCTCAATTACACCGCGTCCACGAATGCGTTTTCGTGCGGGACGACGGCTACAACGGCTCGTTTCGAAGAGCATTGGATCTTGGGTCCGGGATACTACAATTCCAACATCGTTTATCAATCGTGGTTCGGTGGGGCGGGAGGTACAGTCCCGACCGCGTCGTCTCAATCTCCTACTACTCCGTGGCCTCCGATTGGTCTCTTCAACTTCACGACTGGCTATGATGAATACATCTCAACGATGTATTGGATGCCGGACACGTGGGACACGTCAGTGACGACCGACGTCTACTTGCTGATTCGTCCCGGACAGGAGACTAGCAAGCAATCGGACTGGTACGTCCGCACGTCGTGCGTTGACACAACCGACAGTTACGAGTGGAACTTTAAGACGTACGAGAATGCGGCAACGAACGTCGTTGTTTACAACGACAGCGGAGGCGCGATGTTTCGCACCGTACAGTTTACCGGATTGGACGTGACGACGTGCGCGGCGGGTGATCTCATGGCAATTCAAGTCAAGCGTAAGGCGGCGTCAAACATTGCCGATACCGCAGGTACGGTGCAGTTGTGGGGAGCGAAGCTGCGATTCTGGGTGACGCAATGAAACGGCTCGCGGTCCTCGCTGCGTTGCTCGCGATCTCCGCGGCTCCCTTTCACTACAGCATGACGAAGCCGGACGGAATAGGAGAGCAGCTCAAGGCGGAAATAATCGATCTCCCGACCGTCCCAGATGATGGATGGAACGTCGATCAGGATGATCGAACCGGGGTAATTCGGATTGAGTACGACTCGACCGTGAACCTTACGGCGCAACAAAAACAAGCCGTACTAGCTGCGATCAATTCACACACTCCAAACGCAGCGTTTTCAGACGGCGACGATCCGAACGAACTGCTGCTGCAAAAGATGTCTTACGCAGATCGGCATTGGGATCAAATGACACCGGCGTTAAAAGACAAGTATCTGCGCATGGCCGGGCGTCTCGTTCGGCATGCGATGGGGCGCCGATGATTGACTACAACGCAGAGTTACTCCAGGAGGTAGCGGCGAAGGTGGACGCTTGGCGTACTTCGTGCGGGACAATGGGCGTTAACGTGCTGGTCTACTGCGCGTACCGCTCGCCGGAGACGCAAGCCGAACTGTACCGCCACGGGCGTGACCTTCCGCCGCCGATACTCACCAATGCTCTGCCTTGGCAATCCGCGCATCAGTACCGCCGCGCCGTGGACGCGGTCCCGCTGGTACTCGGGAAATGCCTATGGAAACCGTTCCGAACCAAAGCCGACGAGATGCGGTTCCGGGCCACCGGCGACCTATCGTGCCTCGTCTCGGAATGGCAAGTCTTCGCTTCGGAAGCCGAAGCGGCGGGGTTACAATGGGCTGGACGGTGGAAGACGCGCAAACTCCTGGAGTACGTTCACTGTCAGGACCTCGGCGGAAAGACCATCACGGAACTCCGAGCGGAGATGATCGGAGCAACCGGCGAAGGGATCGCGTGAGTGGACGGCCAAGGCGAAGATGTTGCCGCGCGTTGCACGCGCTTAGAGGAGCGGCAGCGCTCGATTCAGGAGTCTGTAAACAGAAACGAGCGGAATATCGCGGAGGCTTTTCTACGCATGGAAAAGTATAGAGAGGAGCGCGTGGAGCAGCTAGAAAAACTCAACGAAACCCTTACCGAACTCCGCACGCGGATTATCGGAACCGCTATCGCGCTCGGCATCATCATCGTCATCGCGAATCTTGTTGGAACTGCAATCGCGATTTACGCGGCTGTAGCTAAGTAAAGGAGGAACAGAATGAACTCGCTACCCTCTAGCGTTGGCTGGGCCGCGGTGATCGTTGCGGCGTTGGGCGCTCTTGCCGATGCGGTCGGCGTGTGGCCGCCAGGGTCCGGATCGGCAACGCTTGCCAGGTATATCGGGATCGTCCTCCCGATTGTCGCCGGGCTCGCTCACTCTACCTCTCTCGGGACGTTGACGCTCCCGAAGTGGTTCAACTGGGTCGGAATTCTCGGCACGATCGGCGCGGCGGTCGCGTCTGCGATTCAGACGGACCCGAACGCATCGCTGGCGTTTTCGCCGTTCACCATCGCAATCATCGCGGCGGTTGCGACGTTCTGCAACAAGTTCGCGCATTCGTTGCCCGGAACCGGCGGCGCAACGCAGTGACCCACGATCCCGCAAAAATCCGCGCCGCGCTGGCCGGAGGTACGTGTGCCGAATGCGAAAACGCCCGCCACATACTCTGTCCAGCGTGCGCGCGGTGCCGGGATTGCGGGCATGATACGCTCTGCCGGTACGCGCGACCTACCGCGCCGCAAAAGGAGGCAGAACATGTCCCTAGCTAGACTCCACATTCTATTCATCCACATCTTCGGGTTGCTCGCGGTGTGGCTCATGGCGCGCGGATGAAACGCGCCATACTCGCAGCGCTGTTCGTCTTCGTAGTCCTTGGAGCGGAAGCGCAAACGCCCACCGGAAGCGTGTCAATCGCGTGGGATCCGGCGCCAGCATCGCCGGACTACACAATCTCCGGGTACAAGGTCTGCTACGGAACCACGCCAGCGAGCTATCCGAACTGCGACTCTGTCGGGCCAGTAACGCAGACCGTACTCGGCGGGCTCCAGGACTGCACCACGTACTACGTTGCAGTTAAGGCGTTGTGCTCTACGTGCGCCGCTGGAAAGCAGGAGTCCGCCGGATGGTCTAACGAAGTCAGCGGATGGGCCGCGCCGCGGATCACTGGAATCGTTCCAGCGTCAACTCAAGCTGGGAGACCTACTCCGGTTACTATCTCCGGGGCTGGCTTCGGGCCAGGCGTGGCGCTCCAGGTCCAAGGTGGAACGGTGGCAAACGTCGTCGCAACAAACTGCGGTCAGATGACTGCAATGGTGACGGTGCCCACGGCAGGCACGCCAGTTGTCACCGTAACGCAATCAGGAGTGGTCGGCCGTGCGTCCGGTATGTTTCAAGTCACTCCCGCTATCGGGCCTCCGAATGTGTCGGGGGTAAGGCGTGCGGAGCAGTGAACTGTTCTGATTGGTTCCTGTTAATTATCGGTGCGATAACCGGCGGCGTTCTAGTGTTCATCGGAATCCTTGTTGGGCGCGCCACATGCGATCAGGACCGGAAATAAACCTAGTCCCATGCCCTCCGATGCACGCGCGAGTATCGGTAGCGGCGTGCGTGGCGATCCACGATTCCGGGGCGCAATGTTCCTGTCAAGAATGCCCGCTCGGAAAGGTCCGTGGCGGGAAGCTGACCTGGACGCCAGAAGCACCGCGTATTGCGTCACGCATGGGATTGTCATTCGTCTACGGAGATCATCGGAAATGATCCTGCTTCGTCGCTGGCAGATTGCGGCAACGTGGATTTATCGAGACAAGTTCCTCGACAGTAAAGCATGCTCGCCGCGGCAGTTCTGGAACACACTCACCGACGCTGACAAGCTCGCGTGCAAGGAATGCGTCAGCGAAATCATGACCGGCACGGACGGAGTAACGACATGCAACGTTTCCTCGCCGGAGCCTGTCTCGCCTTTGCCCTCGTAGGCTATGCCGGCTGGTCGTGGGAACACGCTCGCGCGGTGCGCGCCTTGGCGGCAGCGGAAACCTTGTGTCTGGAACGGATCAAACTGGCGCGCGAAGGCTACGTGCTACCCACGCCGGCCGAACCGCCGCCGGCCCAGGTACAGATACGGTACGTAAAGGTCCCTGCGACCGCTGCGGTTGAGCTGCCGCCCGTTCCGGTCGGACCCTCTCCCGACCTTACGGCTCCGGTAGGGACTCCCGCGGCGGTCGCGGTGACGCCAGACTGCGGGTCGTTGGGCGGTACCTGTGCCGTGGACGTACGCTCCGGGATGGTCCGGGCCCGGGCGACCTGCGGCGGCGCGGACGTGCCATGTACCGTCACCGGCGGCGGAGCGCTCCCGAGCCCGGCCGTCTCGCTTCCGCTCCCGCCGCGCTGGTCCGCTGAACTCCGCGCCGGGCTGGGCTCGGACGGCTGGGCCGCAGGCGGCACCGTCTACGGCCGCTCCCGGTGGGGCGGATGGGTCCAAGCCGGGCCGGGACATGGCGCTGGCGGAATAGCCTACCGTTTTGGTCCAAAATCCCCTTGACGCCCGGAGCGGATTAACATATATATATAGGCTTACAAGCAATCCAGCCCCAAGCGGGCGAGGAGGCAGGCGATGAGCGAAACCAATAATAGAGAGTGGACGCGGATTGACACGGGCGGCGGGATCGTCCGCTGGATACTCGGCGGGTTCGTGCTTTCCGACGGAAAAGGTGGCGATGCGGTCGAAGGGTCGCCGTGCTACGTGTCGCACAGCGCTAACGACCATGAGAACGAGGTACGGTTCGATTCGTGCCTTGCGGCTCGGCTTGCGGTTCTCGACGTGAAGGTGCAGATATCGGACGAATACGACCCGGAAATCTGGACCGGCACGCTCACCGAATGGATGGACGCGAACGAAGAAGACGCCGATTGCGCGGACGCTGCAATGCGGATGCTCGCTGGCGACTATGATCCGATCATGTTCGGCGGCGGCGCAGCGGCGGAATCGTCCGTGCGGCGGGTGCAATCATGACCTCCCGCAACGCCGAACAGGACATCCGCAAGGGACTAGAGTCTGCGTGCAACGTGCTTCGCGCCGACAATGCGCGGTTGAGAGAGGCGCTGGGGATTCTTTCTGCCGCCGTCAGACCTATTCGTGAAGGAAAGAGAGACGGCGCGACGCTTGGGTTTCTGTCCGAAGCCGACGACGCCGCCCGCGCCGCCCTGGACGGTGCCGAATGAACTACTACCTGGATTGCGGTTGCCATGTCGGGCCCAACGGCCGGACGTTGTGTCCAAGTTGTTCAATGCAGACCTATCCTCCCTGCGATAAGTGCAGCACGCTTCGCGCCGAAAACGAACGGATGCGGGCGGCATTGCAAACAATCGCTCAGAACCTTTCCGGTTTGTGTACCTGCTTGGGTCATGGCCCGGAGTATGGAGCGCCGTGTTCTGCGTGCTGGAACCGCGACTACGCCCGCGCCGCCCTGGATAACAAGGACTGAAAATGTCTTACCGCCCAGCGTTCAAGCTCCGCGTTCCGATGCTCGTCTTTGCGCGCATCCGTGAGGCGGCAGCGGACGCAGGTCTCTCAGTAAACGAATGGATCGTGGAAGCAATTCTAAAGAAATTGCCGGATGGTCCGGCAGACGCGCGGGACGAACTTGCCACCCCTTCCGGCAACCGTCCCGCGCGTAAATAGGAGGATCTATGGCGACGATAGGCAGCATCCACGCAGAGCAGCGCCGACGCGCGAAACTGCACGAAGTAGACGGCCGCGGAGTTATCAACTACCTGAATCATCTCCACCTCGACCCGGTGACTCCGCGGAAGGCTCGCCGGCCGCTGACCCGAATCGAACTCGCGGCGCTCATCTTCGTAACCGCAATTATCGGAAGCGTCCTCGTCAGCTGGATCGCGCAATGAGCGTCAAGGACCTAATGGACGCTGACCGCGAAGAACGCCGCGCGGCAATCATCCGCGAACATAAACTAATCGAAGAGAACCGCCAGCTTCGTGCCGCTCTCGCTGCATACCAACGCGCCGCCGTGGCCGCTCCTGCTCCGCGCGACAATTCGGAGCAGGAATGAACCCGTACATTGACATACCCAACGAAGCCGCACGGGCCAGCGAGAAGAACGGCGCGTTCCACTCCACTCACGAAGGCATGGGCGTGCTCCTCGAAGAGTTCAACGAACTCGCCTCGGCAATCGGTGCGAACAGCCCGACGCACATCTACCGCGAAGCCGTCCAGGTCGCCGCGGTCGCTTGCCGCATCGCGGAAGCCGTCGCCAACGCCATGCCCGACCGGCCTAACCCGTTCTCGTTGCGTAGTGGGTGGGTGGAATGAGAACGGAGTATCTAGACTTCCTGGCTCGGAAAGCTATTGTCGCGCCGACTCGTGGGCTAGATGACATTCCGCCCATGTCGAGTTACCTGTTCCCGTTTCAGCGTGACTGCGTATCGTTTGGGCTGCGTGCTGGATCGTGGGGATTGTTCCTTGACACTGGACTTGGCAAAACTGCATGCGAACTCGAGTGGGCCCGGCACGTCGCCAATCACGAAGGCGGTAGGGTCCTGTTACTCACCCCGCTGGCTGTGGCACGCCAGATCGAACGCGAAGCTCACCGATGGGGATACGACGCCAAGGTGATCCGAGAGCAGGAAGACGCAGACGCTCAAATCTGTATTTGTAATTACGACAGACTTGATAAGCTTACTCCGTCTGTCTTTTGCGGGATTGTCCTGGACGAATCGTCCATCCTGAAATCGTTCACCGGCAAGACTACGCGACTGCTCATTGACACGTTCGCCTCGCATCGGTGGCGGATGGCTGCAACCGCGACTCCGGCTCCGAACGATCACATGGAGCTGGGCCAGCATTCCGAGTTTCTTGGCGTTCTCACGCAATCGGAAATGCTGATTCGCTGGTTCGTTAACGATTCTGCGAACACCGGGACGTGGCGATTAAAAAAACACGCGACGGATGCATTCTGGAACTGGATGGCCTCGTGGTCACGCATGGCAGAACATCCGCGCGACCTGGGCGACTCTGTTTCAGGGTACGACCTTCCGCCGCTTACGATCCATCGCCACGGCGTGGAAACGACCGTCCGCATGGACGGGATGCTATTCGCGAACGACGCGGTATCGGCCACGTCCATGCACGATATCAAGCGACAGACTGCCGATGCCCGCGCCGAGGTAGCGATGGCGCTCGCATTGGCCGATACGTCACCGTGGATTATCTGGTGCGACACAGACTATGAGGCCGATGCGCTCATGCGATGTGCATCTGGTTATGATGATGTTTCAGAGGTACGCGGTTCCTTCACCGCCGACCGCAAGGAAGACACCATCGCTGCGTTCGATTCCGGTTCCGTTCGCGTGCTCGTTACGAAGCCGTCTGTTTGCGGATTCGGGCTGAACTGGCAGCACTGCTCGAACGTCGTGTTCGTCGGCCGCTCGTTCTCTTACGAGTCCTGGTACCAGGCCGTGCGGCGATGCTGGCGATTCGGACAGACCAAACCAGTAAACGTTCACCTAGTAGTAGCTACGGGAGAAGAACACATCGGCCGTGTAATTGATCGCAAAGCCGGCGACCATTCCAGAATGAAACGAGCTATGACCGGTGCCATGCTCCGCGCGATGGGGCGAACGTCCGCGCAACGCATCCCGTATAAACCGGAGCACGTTGCGCCACTTCCGAGGTGGATATGATCCGGTGCCTGAATCATACCGAGGGCGATCGCTTCGCGCTGTATCATGGCGATTGCGTGGATGTGATCTCCCAACTTCCCGACGCGTCTATAGGGTTTGCGATCTACTCTCCACCGTTCTCAAACCTCTTCGTGTATTCCGATGCAGCAGCCGATATGGGAAACTGCGAAGACGACATCGAATTCGAGAAGCAGTATTCGTTTTTGTGTAAGCAACTTGCCAGAGTAATGATGCCCGGTCGCCTAGTAGCCGTCCATTGCTCCGACCTTCCGTTCACAAAATGGAAGGATGGAGTTATCGGGATCAAAGACTTTTCTGGACATATCATTCGAATGCACGAAGCCGCCGGATTCGTCCTTCACTCCCGCGTCACCGTCTGGAAAGATCCAGTCGTTGAGATGACCCGTACCAAGGCGCTCGGGCTGCTTTACAAGCAGCTTCGCAAGGACTCCACTCGCTCCCGCCAGGGCATGGCGGATTACGTCTGCGTGTTCCGGGCGCCGGGGGAGAACGCGGAGCCGGTGGAGCATACAAAGGATTCATTCCCGCTCGACCAGTGGCAGAAATGGGCGTCCCCGGTCTGGATGGACATTCAACAGACCGACACGCTCAACGTCGTTGGCGCGAAAGACGACAAAGACGAGCGGCACATCTGCCCGCTGCAACTTGGATTGATTCGACGGGCCATCGTCCTATGGAGTAACGAGGGCGATACGGTCCTCTCGCCGTTCGCCGGGATTGGTTCAGAAGGTGTCTGCTCCATGCAGCTCGGACGAAGGTTCGTTGGAGTGGAACTAAAGGATACCTACTTCCAACAAGCATCACGTTACTTGATTGCCGAGTCTCAACAAATGAAACTATTTCCTAACAGAGAGGAGACCGAAAATGTTTAGTCCCGAAATGAAACTGATTCTCGAGGCCGCTGACAAGCTCGACTGGGTTGACCTCGACTACTGCATTAAGAAGCTCAAGGCCAAGCTCGCGGAGATTCACCCTCGCGTGCCGCGGGAGAAAGGACCTCGGAAATGAGATACGCCAAGGCAATCTCTGACAGCATGGACGCTCTCAGCCGCGCGTCCGATCGCAGCCTTGACCCGCCCGCGGAAGTGCCGCCGTGCTTCGATTGCATCGTCGGCGACGTGCGAGCGATCCTCACCAACGAACTCGTCCGCTGGTACGTCCCGGAGGCTAAGGCCGATGCACTGTTCGACGAGTCAACCATTGACGCTGCACGGGAACTCATCCGCGAATTCGGCGGGCCGTGGCAGCCTTGTGGGAGGCACTGAAGATGCCTCACTACCAACTTATGTTCGACCGTGACTACATCGCAGCGTGCGACCTCGGCGGGAAAGACGTCTCCGTGAAGATCGTCAAGGTGGTTGCCGGTGACCTTACCGGCGCTGGCGGTCGCAAGGCGAAGAAGCCGATTATCTACTTCGAGGGCAAAGAGAAAGCGTTCCTGCAAGACCATCGCTGCGAAGTTCGGCCCGGACACCGAGAAGTGGATCGGCCAGACAATCATCCTCTATCCGACCATGACCGAGATGGCCGGCGATCAAGTCGAATGCGTGCGGGTGAGGAAGTGAAATCTATCCGCTGGTCCACACTAAAGCACATGGCACGCAGTCCGCAGCACTACCTATACGCGCGGGACAATCCGTTGCCGATGACTCCGGCGATGCGCCTCGGCGCACTCGCTCACTGGCGGTTGCTCGGCGGGCGCACCGTCAAGCCGGTTGTTGTGTACGACGGCGAGCGCCGCGGCAATGCGTGGAAAGAGTACGAAGCGAAAAACGCGGACTCGGAAATCTACACCTCGAAAGAATTCAGCCGCGCGGACGAAATGGTCGCCGCGGTACTCGCTGACAAGCGCATTCGAACGCTACTACTTGGAACCGTCGAGCAACGCATCCATACGAAGATTTGCGACGTGGACGTTGCCGGGACTCCAGACGTTCACAACGACGATATCGTGGATTTTAAGTTCACCGCCGACGCATCGCTCGCAGTATTCCCGCGCCACGCCCGTCGCATGGGCTGGCACGCACAGCTCGACTGGTACGCGGAGATGGTCCAGGCGAGCACCGGGCAGCGTCCGAAACGGTGCATCCTAGTCGGAGTCGAAACCAAGCCGCCGTATGCCGTCCAGCCGTACATCCTTACCGAATCCGCGGTCGCGCTTGGCCGCCGGCTGTGGCGCGGGCTGCTCGAGCAGGTCCTGGTCTGCGAATCTTCCGGTAACTTCCCAGGCTACCAGGACGGCTTTGCGGATTTGGATATCTTCGAAGACGAATTGACCCTTACAATTGACGGAGAGGAGATCGAGGTATGACGGCACCGGAGGGGATCTTTATCGCTACGGTTCGCGGCGCGGAATTGGTCGAGGGTTATCAAGGAAAACTCGTTGCCGAGTTTGAATGCGAATTCAAATCCGGCGACGAAACCTATACCGTGACGTGCAAGCATGACCTCGAAGGAGAGTTTTCCAAGGCCACGCAATCCGCATTCGAGATGGTCGGTTTGGCGTGGCCCGGTGGCGTGCGCGATATGTCCGTTGCCGTCGGTGCCGAAGTCGAAATCCGAGTAAAGCACAACTCCAAGAACGGGAAGCAATACGTCAATGCCTACATCAACGCACCGTATTCCAAACCTGCACCGCCGAACAAGATCGAATCGTTCATCGCGCGAACCAAGGGCGACGGCCCGTCGTTTTAGGAGGAACCATGAAACGAATCATATGTATCGCACTGATTCTATTCGCGCCCAGCTTCGCGGGTGCCGCAATCCTCTGCGAAGAGGACGGGGTGACCTGCTACGAAGTGCGGGACGTTCCACAGGACGCGCACAACGCTTGCGACTCGGAAGACGATTGCAACCAATGGGCTTCGAGTATGTGCGGCCCGCAAAACGCGGTGATCGTCAGTTACGCATCATCGAACGGAGTCGGTGTTTCCTGTTCCGTTACGTGCTGGGTCCCTATGTGGGGCCAGGGATGGATGCCCGTCATCACCGTGAAAGCCGCGTGCGACTGATGGACACCGGGCCGGTTCCGTTCATCTGTCCACGGTGCGGCGGGCCGCTGGACATTCGCACCTATGCGTGTTCTGAATGCGCCGCAAAGGCGGCGCGTGGAGGTCGAGATGCTGAGGAAATCGCTGATGACCCTGGTCCTATTGGTAGCGTCTCTCGGGCTGAGTCTCGCTGGAGGGCCGAGCGTAATCTCTGACGGGACCCAGCCCATCGGGCCGGGATTGATCCAAGACGGGTCCGACACACTTCCGCACGCTACGTTGCGGGTGACATCGCACAGCACGCAGACCACGGCGAGAGGCGAAGTCATCCGATGGTCGAGCACCGCTGTGTGGGGCGTCTGCGACGAGAACGGGTCGTGTCCGCCCGTGGTGTCTGCGGCGTGCTACGACAACATCTCGGACTGTAGGGACACGGCAGACAGCGCGTGCTCTGGCCTACAGGGTAGCGCGACCGGCGAGCGGCTGACCTCGTGCAACGTGGACGGGCAGGTCGTGGCGTGCTGCGAGATCACGTGCGCGACCGGGCCAGGGACATCGGTAACAGTCACCTGCACACAACACTGACCGATCCGGGTCGGCGCTTGCGTCGGCCCGGAGATTGAAGATGCGCGGCGGTGGGGAGCGAACATACGGCCCGTGCCGACTCACGGGTTCCTTTCCGCCGCGCTGTTCGTGGGTTGGATGCTGTGACTGAGAAGTTCGCCACAGCCGAAGACGCCCCGGCGGGGGTAGTTCATAGGTCAAGGGCGAAATGAGCCGTCCGCCGACTAAGCCTTCTTAGCCGCAGCATCGAGCGCACGGGCGCGAGGAGGGGAACATGGAACTGAAGGATCTTGGACTGTCGAACGAGAAGTTGACCGAGTTGGTTGTCGAAAGGATCGTTGAAGAACTACACAGCGGCGAAGGCGATCTAGTGAGCACCATCGAGAGCGGCGTGCGCGAGAAGGCACAGAAGGCCGTGCTGGCAAAGATCGAGGAAATCAGCCGTACCCAGGTCGAGCCTCGCGTGGGCGAGTTGATCGAAACGCTCGTGCTGCGCCCGACGAACAAGTACGGCGAGCCGATCAAGAACGCCCCAACGCCGACCTTCCGTGAGTACCTAATCCAACGCACCGAGGAGTACATCACCGAGAAGGTTGACTACCAGGGCAGGCCGAGGGGTTCGGACTCCTATGGATGGAGCGGCACGCAAACGCGGCTTACCCATCTGATTCACCAGCATTTGCACTATGAAATTGAGCAAGCGATGAAGCAGGTCATCGGGGACGCGAACAAGATCCTTGCCGCCGGGTTGCAAGAGACAGTGAAGGTGAAGCTGGCCGAGATCATGGCCGCGCTAAAGGTGAAAGTCGCCACGAAGTAGAGCGCATGGGCGCGAGGAGGGAAGAAATGGCGAAGAACGGAATCCTTCACGACTACGACCTGAAAGCGAACGCCGAGCCGTCAGCGCATGGACAAACGTGCGTGACGTGCGGCTCATGTCCGATGTCGTTCCAGTGGTCGGACTACAGCGGCGAGGGAATGTGCCGCAAGTGCGGGACGCCGTATCAACTGAAGTGGGGCTCCGAAGCACAGAACGCCGAAGGGAAATACCCGTATCTGAATCTCAATGAAAAGTGGGTTCCTATTGTCCGGCGCTACCACGAAGAGACCGGACTATGGACGTACCTCGGCACTGGAGTCGACAGGCCCGGTCTGGCTGAGTTCTACCGATGGGTCGATGCGAACAATGCCGCCCCCTCGCCGTCGGCGCGTGACTAGTGGCAGCATCGGGCGCGAGAACGTGGGCTGGAAACCGGAAGCGAGCGTTAGTCCTGGTCGCCACAGGGATCTCCGGTCGCTCAATCGTCCAAGTGGCGAGGCCGGAATCTAGGAACCGATGGCAACGGTTCGCGGTCGCTTTCGGTTTCGAGCGCATGGGCGCGAGGAGGAGAGAGAGATGAGCGAGCCATTCGTTGAATGTACCTGTCAACCGTGCGGAACTAATGCCGAGTGCCCGCTGCATTCTCCGTTGTGGGTCGGAGGCAACGCAGAACACGATCACCAAAAGAATTACGTGCGGCACTTGGCTAGCTGGTCGTATGACGAATGCGAATGCGGGGCGCGTCGATTCCGAGGTCGGACTTCGCCGCCACCGGAGGACAATCCATCCCCGCCCGCCCGTGAAGTGGAGCCGGAGGGGTTTGCGGAGTGGTTCGAAAAGTATGTCCGCGAAGCGCCCGGTATGAGTGCTTATTCGATTGCGCGTCATTGTGCCCTTGCCGCCGCCCGCCGCTTCGCCGGGCCCGCGCAGGGGGAGGAAAAAAATCCGACGCCATCGTTCGTGTACCTGCTCAACGCGATGGAACTGGCTGCGACGATGGAGAAGCCGGCCGATCACGGGTATGGAGAGAAGCGCACGAAGGTGCTCGGTCACGTCGCATCCTTGGAATCCGAACTCGCCGCCCTCCGCGCGGCGAACGAGCGGCACGCGGAAGAATTGCGGAGAATCGCAGCGGTGGTAGAAATGTATATACACCAAGACTACGCATGTGGCCTTCGTCGCATCGCCGCCGAACTCGGGGGAGAGGGGAAATGAGCGTGGACGGGAAGATCGACGCAGCATTGAATCCTCTTTCGGTTGGCCAGCGCGTCCGCGTGCTGAGGGAGGAGGAGTGATGGCGTACTTAGTGGAGCAGATTGTTAGCCGAGACTGGCCGCAGGCCGGGATGAAGAATGGATCATGGGTGAAGGCTCGGCCTCTGACAGGCCCATTCTTGTGGCGTCTACGCGATGCGTGGGGCGTGCTCATAGGCAAGTACGACGCGGTGGTGTGGACTACGAATGCCGCTTTCCCGCCGGAGACGAACGATGGGAAGTGAACGAATCCTCGTGGTGCTACACGCCGACGACGTACTGCACCTGGCTACGACCTACGCCGGGCTTCCCCTCGGTGACGCCTGCCGCGCCGCCCTGGTGCGGAAGGACGGAGAAGCGTGGGAAGGATGGCAGACGACAGATGGTAAGCCAGAGACCGTATACGGGAGTGAAGTCGCCGCACGAATGGCGATGGACTATCGAGGCACGCCCTGCCCCGTCCTTGTGGTGCCCCGGCCGGAGGGAGCATGAGTCGAACGTGTAGCTGCGGCGCTACCGATCCGTGCGAATGTGCGCGGCGAGGCAAACGCGCCGATACCTTCTGCCCATGCGAGTGTCACAAAGCCAACTGCGCCAAGTGCGGTCATCCTATCTACTGGCACAGTCAGGGACAGTGTGGGTGTTGCGATCCAACGAACAACTACTGTGTCGGAGTGAGGCCGGAGGGAGCATGAGCGACATCATCGAACGGCTGCAATCGTGGAAGTCGGCAACATCCGAAGACGCCATCGCGGAGATCAAGCGGCTGCGATCCACGGTGGCCGGACTGACTGACCGCTGCGACAGACTAGAAAAGGACCGCGAGTATAACGCCGAATTGGTCACCGCCGAACGGCGGAAGGTCGAGGCGCTGGAAGACTGTAAGCGGGCGTGCGAGGAGTTTGTTGCCAAGGTAGAGCGTGGAGAAGCACGGTCGCGTCGAAGTTATGAGCAAATGAAAGCCGCAATAGCCCGCGCCATCGGGGCGCTGGAGGAACGATGAAGAAAGCAGCGATTCTATGTTTCCTGTTTGCGGCAACCGCCGCACTCGCCGGGGGCGACCCTGGTAAGACCGTCAACATCGCGTGTGATGGCATCCCGACAGCCGTTGCAGAGGGCATCAAGGTCAAGTGCGGACCTTGCACTACCTGTCCAAGCCCGTGCCCGGAGTGCCCGGAGTGCACCTGCAACCCAGCGCCATCGGTGGTGGTCGAGAAAAAAGTTCCGGGGCCGGAGCGTGTCATCAAGGAAGTCGTACGCATCCCAACGCCCGTTGCTCCACCGCTCCAATGGGGCTTCTACGGCCTCGTTGGTGGACTCGACACCGACGCCGAAACCAAGTCCTGCTGCTGGGGGAAGTGTGAGACGAGCTACGGACGCAACGACGCATTGACCCTCGACGCGGGCGTCACGTTCGACCTCACGCGCCGCTGGGCCATCATGGGCGGACTCTCGCATGTACAGGGGTACGGAAGCGGAGTCAAGGCTGGGCTGGCCATCCGGTTCGACCGATGACCGACGCCGACCGCCGCAAACTACCGCACTGCGTCCGATGCAAACTCCGCACGGACAAACCGACACTTATACAAGCGTGGGATCATCTTGCGCATCGGTTACCTACCGAAAACGTTCACTTCTGGACGGAATTCGACCGGGTGTGCCTCGACCTGATTCGACTGGAATACAACCGCTTACAGGTCGTAGCGTTCCGGCAGTGAATCCTCGCGAATACCAGACACGCGCAATCTCCGAAACCGTCGCGTCCATCCACGAGCGCCCGGTTCTGACGCTCCCCACCGGAGCGGGTAAGACGTTTTGCGCGGTGAAGATCATCGAAGCAATCGGTCTACCTACGCTGTTTATCGCTCACCGCCGCGAGCTGATCGGCCAAGCCGTCCGCGCACTGAAACGCAACGGCGCGCAATCGGTCGGCGTCATCATGGCCGGCGTGCGTCCGGATCGTTCCGCACAGATCCAGGTTGCATCCGTCCAAACGCTCGTTCGGCGTAAGGCTCCCGATGCCGGATTGATTGTCATTGATGAGTGTCACCACGTAACCGAGGAAAACACGTACGGCGCAATCCTTAACCGATCTTCCGGGCTGAGGCTCGGGCTCACCGCTACACCGTTCCGCAGCGACGGCCGCGGGCTCGGACGCATTTTCGGGAAAATCATTTGCCCAATCTACGCGGACGATCTAGTCCGCGACGGTTTCCTCCTCGAACCGATCGTTTACGCTCCAAAGGCGCTCGTCAACATGGACGGCGTTGCGATCAAACGCGGTGACTTCGACATCTCCGAAACCGCCGCGCGCGTCGAAGGGATGAAGATAACCGGCGACGTGGTACAGAACTGGTTTCAGTACGCTGCCGGGAAACGTACCGTACTATTCGCTCCGAACGTCCACGCATCAAAGCACTATGTCGAAGCATTCGTCCGAGCTGGCGTGCAAGCGGAGCACTTGGACGGTAACGCAACAAACCGTTTGCCAACGCTCGAACGCTGGCGCAGCGGCGAAACCGTTCTGGTCGGAAACTGTGCGCTATTCGGTGAAGGCTTCGACCTTCCCGAACTCGAAGTCTGCATTGACGTGCAGCCCACAAGGTCAATGCTTCGCCACCTTCAAAAGATCGGCCGTGTGGTACGCACCGCGAACGATAAGACAGGCGCGGTAATCATTGACCACGCAGACAATCATCGCCGCCTAAACCTGTTTATGACTACGCGGCTCTCGTACACCCTAGACGATCAAGCCACTCCGCAACGCGAACACTCCGAAGGCCGGTCAACCGTGAAGCGCTGCCCCGGATGCTACATGCTCGTGCCCTCCCACGCGCAAACGTGCGGCGGCTGCGGACACGAATTCAAGGGCGAACTTCCGAAGCACGTCGAAGGCGAACTCGAGCAAATAACCGCGCGCACGCGACCATCCATCGAAGTCCAGCAGCACGCCTGGACCATGATTGACTCCCGCCGCATCGCGCTCAGTTACAAAGAGGGCTGGTCGTACCTCGAATTCGAACGGCGCTACGGCTTCTCGCCGCTGGTCCATGACGGCCGCGTATACGATCCACTCACCGCGCCTCAAGAACTTCGACACGCCGTATTCAACCGCTTCGATGCAATCCGACGCGAACGCGGATACAAACCAGGATGGACCGCGTTCCGATACAAAGCAGTTTTCGGCCGCTGGCCGGCTTGGAGGGCGTCGTGATTTGTCCAGCTTGCGGATCAAAAGAGAACAAGGAATGCCCTGGTTCCGGCCCGCACTGGAAGTCTTTGCGTTGCGCTGACTGCGACCGGTGGATCAAGTGGATTCCGAAACCCAACAATCACACAGAGGAGAGGGGCAACGATGGACACACAAGAGTTAGAACAGACTCAAATCCAAAAGATTGAAAAGGACATTCTCAAGAGCGCCAGGACCATGCGCGAAGAGCAGGTCCGGTACCTTGCCGATACTTACTACAGTGTTCAGGACTACCGCATCCAAGCCAAGGCGCAAATCCGTATGGCAAACGCCGACGGCGAACCGCACGAGCTCGTTGCGTGGACCTTCTCCGCATTCGAGAAAATCGAGAAGCAGATCAAGCGCGCCATGCTCGACTACGCATCGTCGCGCGTTGACAGTTCGTGGGCTATGTCAATCCACGGCATCGGCCCAGTACTCGCCGCTGGGCTCGTCGCGCACTTCGATATATCCAAGGCCCCCACGGTGGGCCACTTCTGGAGATTCGCTGGGCTGGACACAACCAACGAATGGATAGGTAAGGACGGCGCAAAGGCGCTAGTCAAGGAACTGTGGAACGGTGACGCCAGAGAAACGTTCCTCGCTGCATGTCAACGTCTCGGACGCCGACCGGATTCATGGGAAGTGCTCTGCCTACTCAAGAAGGACGGCAAACTAGCCGAGAAACTCACCGAAGAAAACGTCGTTCGAGGACTCGCGCGCCGCCCGTGGAACGCAAAGCTCAAGGTGCTGTGTTGGAAGATCGGAGAATCGTTCTGCAAGCTCCGCGGCTCGGAGAAGGACATCTACGGTAAGGTGTACGAGCAACGGAAACAACTCGAAATCCAACGCAACGAAGCCGGGATGTTCAAGGAAACCGCAGAACGCGCACTGACCGAGAAGAAGTGGAACCGAGACAACACAACCAGACAAGCCTACCGCGCCGGTAAACTCCCGGACGGTCGCATTGACCTACGCGCCAAGCGCTACGCCGTTAAACTCTTCCTGTCGCACCTCCACCACGTCATGTACGAAGTGAAGTTCAACACCCCACCGCCGAAACCGTATATCCTTACACGTCCAGAACACGCGCACTTCATCGCACCGCCGAATTGGCCTATGAGAACCGGCGTGCCAGACAGTTCCGGTGACGGTGAGTGAACCGCGAGTACCGAAGGCACCGTAAGCGGCGAGTGAACCGTTGCGGCAGAGAGTACCGTCTTGAAAGAGTGAACCGTTTTGGGTGAAAGCACCGTCAAGGTTGAGTGAACCGTGAGGCCTGAAAGTACCGCGGCATGTGAGTGAACCGAAGCCCGAGAAAGTACCGGCAAAGCGGAGTGAACCGTCGCGCGTGAAAGTACCGAGCGCACTGAGTGAACCGTGTTGGCAGAAAGTACCGTCTTCGGCGAGTGAACCGTCGAGGAAAGAGAGTACCGTGTCCAGTGAGTGAACCGAGTGGCGAGATAGTATCGGCACCGTGGAGTGAACCGTTGCGACTGAGAGTACCGGGGCTCGCGAGTGAACCGCCCAAGAGGAGAGTACCGAGGACCGAGAGTGAACCGAGGTTTCGCGAAAGTACCGAGGTCAGCGAGTGAACCGTTGCGGCAGAGAGTACCGATTCCACTGAGTGAACCGAAGTGAGAGAGAGTACCGGGAAGGCTGAGTGAACCGAACACCGCGAGAGTACCGAAAAGCGGGAGTGAACCGCAAGCGACGAAAGTACCGTGGAGATAGAGTGAACCGCACAAACGGAGAGTACCGGGTACCAGGAGTGAACCGTTGCGGTCGAGAGTACCGAGAATCGGGAGTGAACCGTTGAATTGGAAAGTACCGTCGGTATCGAGTGAACCGGACCTTGCGAAAGTACCGGGAGCGCTGAGTGAACCGCAGTGTCGGAGAGTACCGGGACGGTCGAGTGAACCGTAACCCTGGAAAATACCGTCTAGAACGAGTGAGCCAACGAGCGAGAAAGCACCATGTACACCGAGCGCAGTCTCCAATCCTCAGTAATCGCAACCTTCGGACGCCTCCCGTGGCTCCGCATCTTCCGCCGTAACGTCGGCCTGTACTACACGCGCAACGGGACGCCTATCCAAATCGGCGTGCCGGGACAGGCCGACGCTTACGGCTTCACTGACGATGGTCGCGCGTTCGAGCTCGAATTCAAAACCGTTCGAGGAAATCTTTCCCCGCCTCAACGCGCGTGGCGCGCTACCTGTGAGAAAATGAACGTCCGCTACTGCCTCTGTCGCTCAACCGATGACTTCCGAAACGCTCTGATATCTTGGGGGTACGGTGACAGACTCACTTCTCTCCGAAGCCCTAGCAGCACTCGCTCGCGGCTGGGCGCTGACTCCGCTGAACGGCAAAATCCCTCTCATCCGCGGCTGGCAACAAGCCGAACCGGCAACGGAAACACAGATCCGAGAATGGATTGACAAAGGTTACAACCTCGGACTGCGTACCGGCACCGCCTCCGGTGTGTTCGTCATTGACGAAGACGCCAGCGCCGGCGGTGACCTATCGAAACTCTGGGCTGGCCTCAACATCCCGGAGCCGCGTACACCATCCGTAGAATCGCGGCCGGGCAACCGCCATCTATACTTCCGCGCTCCCGATCCGTGCCCCGGGAACTCCGCATCCAAACTCGGCCCGCACATTGACACCCGCGGCACCGGCGGCCAGGTCGTATTCGTCGGCTCGACCCATCCGGATACCGGACACAAATACCAATGGATCATCACGCCTTCGGACGCCGACCTAGCAGAACTCGACCCGCGCATCCTGCTACGTCTCGCGCCGCCCCGACCCGCTGTGTCGCAACCAGTCAGCCTCGGAACACCCTACGGACGCACCGCGCTCCAACGCGAACTCGCAACGCTCGCATCCGCTCCCGAAGGCACCCGCAACGACTCACTAAACCGTGCCGCATTCGCTATCGCTGGGCTCGTTCACGGTGGCGAACTTGCAGCAACCGCCGAAGCCGACCTGCGCTCCGTCGCACTATCCATCGGGCTCGAGGACCGCGAAATCGAACGCACAATCCAATCCGCGTTCAACGCCGCATCGCCTCGACGCGCACCGGTACGGGTACGGCAAACCCAAACCCATTCAACGGACGTACTCACTCCGGGCGGACATACCGACGACAACGGCGAACACCACGAAATCGGAAACGATGACTTCACCAACGCCGTCCTGGAACGCTTCCCGCCCGGAACTATCTACACCCGCGGCAACGTCCCCGGAGAACTCATCGGCCCGCCCGGTAGCATGCAATTCGCGCCCATGTCCGTCAATCGCATGCGCATCCTGATAGACCAACACTGTCGCCTATTCAAGTGGGCCGGATCTAGCGAACTTCGTACCCAACGGTACATCGCATGCAACGCCGATCACGCCGGCGTGGTCCTCGACGCGGCCGCACGCTCCGAACACGTCCGCCGCCTCGATCTACTCGTCTCCTATCCCGTGTTCCTAGGAACGCACCTAACCCTCACCGTCCCGGGATGGAACGCAGACCATCGCGCCTACTACGATGAACCGCCAGAACTCCGCGGCATCGCCCCGGAATCCACCGACCCAGAACGTGCCTATGCGCTTCTTGAAAACCTACTCGTGGACTTCCCGTGGAAAACGGACCATCCGGGCCCGTCCGAAGGCTCCAGCTCGCGTGACAACATGATCGGCCTTCTCCTAACACCACTCATCCGCCACGCTTGCGACGGCAACGTCCCACTCCACCTAGTTCTGTCGCCCATCCCGCGCGCCGGCAAAACCAAACTGGCGGAGGAAATTCTAGGTGGAGTAATACTCGGAAAACCCACCTCGGCGTGCACATTCTCCGGCGACGAAGCCGAACGCGAAAAACGCATCACCGATATGCTCATCCGCGGCGCGAGCATCGCTCACCTTGACAACATCCGGGAATTCCTGGACTCATCCACGCTCGCATCGCTCCTCACGTCCACCACGTTTTCCGGACGCGGATTCTACGCAAAGCAGATAGTCGAACTCCCAAACACCCTAACCCTCGTCGCTTCCGGAAACAACGTCCGCGCAACCGAGGAAATCGTCAAGCGCTCCGTCCCGATATGGCTAGCGCCGCTCACAGACGAGCCAGAGGCGCGCAAAGACTTCCGGCACCCGAACCTCCGCGAATACGTCCGGGAGAACCGTAGGGCCATCCTGGAGGCTTTACTGGGCATGGTAATCCGCTGGCGTGACGGCGACCGCATCGGCGGAGCGCAACCCAAAGGCGGGTTCGAATCATGGAGCTCTATCGTCGGCGGCATCCTACCCATCGCCGGCTGGACCCGCTGGCGTACCAACGAGCGCGGCTGGGCCCGTGCCGCGGACCCAATGGGTGAAGACCTGAGAGCATTCGTCGAGGCTTGGTTCGAACAGTTCCAGCACACCGAAAGAACCGCATCGGAGCTTTTCAACCTTGCCGAAACCCTGGACGTGTTCGCCTTCACCCGGAAATCACCCTCGGAGCACGGGCGAAAAATGTCCTTCAGTAGATCCGTTCTGGCCAGGTTCGTTGACGCACCTGTAGGTAACTGGATCATCTCTAAACGCGGTTCTGGACCCAGTTCCTTTTATTCGCTCCGAGAAACGACCTGAAAGCCTATCTGGTCATAGGCTAATGAGGCTTTATAGGCTTTTCCCTTTAGAGCAGGAAAAAAAAGCAATTCCTAGAACAAAGGGAAAAAGCTTATAAAGGCTATTTAGCTTAATTATAAGAATGGAGCGCCATGCCGAAACCGTGTATCTGCTGCCGTTCAAGACCCATCGGACACAGGATGCGAGGCGGCTACTGTGACCCTTGCGCATCCTCGATTTGGAAGCTCGCCGCAGGTCACACTCCACAAACCCTGGCCGACTTGGAAGAGTCAATCCGAGTTACGCTCGCACGCATCAAAGCTGCACGCACAGGCGCGTATATGCGAAACACTAAAAAGTACTAGCAAGGAAGTGTTAGGTTATATGTGTGACTTGAAATTTTCGCGGAGATACGAAGACGTGCCGAGTGGTGGAGCTAGGGAAGGTGCCGGCGCACCAAAGACGCGATCGAAGGGTCGCGAATGGTGGCGCACGATTGTTGACGATCCGGCACGTCGCGAGGCTGCGATTCGTGCTCTCGACGCGGAACTTGCGGAAGGGAAAATCACCGGTTACATGCACGCATTCGAGCATGGATACGGTAGGCCGCCGCAGGGCATCGCGATTGACGCGCGCATGTCGAACGTCGAACCAGGCGAGCAGATAATCTATGCCGCCATCTTCGCAGAAGGCGATTCAGTCTCGCAGGGTATTGAAGCTGCCGAGACTGCGGAGCTTCCAACGGGCGCTGGTGAGTGATCGTGCGCGCGACGTTGCGACCGTCAGCGCTACACAAGTCGGAAAGACCGTTGCGGAGACGTGTTGGCTTATCGCGTATGCGTGGGAGCATCCGACGAGTGTGCATCCGTTCTGGTGGCTCGCGCCGACGTACAACCAGATACGGCCGGGACTGCGGTACGTGATATCGCTCTGCCGATCGGCTGGGATCATGGCCGGCGAGCCGGTCATGTCACCGTTTCCGATTGTGCGGTTGATAAACGGATCGGTGATCGAGTTCCGATCGTGGGAGCGCGAACAGAACTTAATGGGCGATCCGATTGCCGCCGCGGTTGTTGACGAGGCTGGGCTGCTGACTCCGACGGCTCAGTCTGCGATTAGTTCGCGGCGCTCGAGCACGATGGGTCCGATCCATTACATTGGCAATCCTGGAATGGTGGCGGGCCCGTTCCGCAAGTTGTGCGGGCTGGCCGAAACCGGCGAATGGCCCGGTGTGTACTCGCTGCATCGATGGACGTGGGAAGACAAGTACAAAGCGCTGCTCACTGAAGGTCCTGGTAAGGCGGAAGAGTATGCGGACTTCATCAAGCAAGAACGCGCATCGTTGCCGGAATTCGAGTTCCGAAGATTGTACGACGCGGAGTGGACCGAAGACGAGTCTGCGGTATTCCGCAACGTCCACGAAGTCAGTACCGCGGCGAAGTTCGCAGGACCAAACGGCGACTCGTACGTCATCGGCCTTGACGTTGCACAGCTGCAAGACTACCTCGTCGCGGTTGTCGTTGGAGTCAACGGTTACTGTGCCGGTGCGATGGAACGAATGCGCGGAGTGAGTTATCCCGATGCGGCGCAGCGAATGAAGCGATTGCAGGAGCAGTACCACGCGCCGATTGTTGTTGAGACGAACGGGCCAGGGATCGCTATCACGCAAGAGTTCGACCGCATCGGAGTGAATTACATTCCGTTTACCACTACCGGGCAGACGAAGCAGGAGGCCGTGTTACGTCTCGCGGCGGATTTCCAAGAGAAGCGGATCAAGCTTGCGGACCTTCCGCCGATGCAGCACGAGTTGAGCGTCTTCCGGTACGAGCGCACCTCGAGCATGCACTACCGATACGAAGCGCCAGCGGGCGAGCATGACGATTGCGTTATGGCGCTCGCGTTTGCGTCATGGGGCCGGCTGCGTTGCGGGAATCAGCGCGTGGAGTGGGTGGCGTGAACGCTCCGGTAAATCTCTTGCGGCATCTGTTGGGTGAAAGGCCCGCGCCGGGTGGCGCATTTGTCCATACGATCGGCGGTGGCGAAGTTCTCACTCCGCGATTCTCGTTAGTCCATGGCAAGTCGGTACTCCCATTGGGGGAGTTCCGAGGTATGAAACATGAGTTAACTCCGTTCAGTTACACGCGCATGTTGTTATCATTTGAAGTTCCGAAGCGTACCGCGCGCATACTTAGTAGGGCGCGACGATCCGTTAAGACAGGTCGCAAGCCGAAACGTAATTCGACCGGCGGGAAGCGGTACTGACATGAACGCTTTCCAACGTACAGCACGCCGTATTGCCAAGGGCCTGTTCGGTGTATCGTTCGGCACGCCCGGGCGCGAATCGTGGAACGATGCTCAGGACTGGATTCGCGGGCTGTTCGAGAATCGCGCCGGGAAACTCACGAAGCCGTATGTTGAGCATGCGACGTTTTCGCGTTGCATTGAAGTCATTGCGCGCGATGCTGCGGCGGTCGAGTGGGAGATGTACCCACGAGACTTGACCGATCCGAGCGACGAAGATCCGATTGAGGACTCGCCGGTTCTGGACCTGTGGCGCAACCCGAATCAGTACATGCTCGGGAATCAGTTGTGGATTGGATCGTACCTATCCAAGCTGATTTGGGGCGAATGGATCTGGTATTACCCGGACATGGTAGCGATGCGCCCGGGCGCTCCGGTGTCTGCGCAGCGTGCCGCGATGACTGGCGGCGGTGACCGTATCGCCTTGTTGTGTCCTGCGAATGTCGAAGTGAAGCAACGCTCAAATGGTTCGCTTCGTTGGGTACTCATGCGCGACGGCGCGGAAGAGGAACTGGACGAACGGCGGTTGACTATCTCGCGCCGGTGGAATCCGTACAACCCGTTGCGTGGTTTGCCGCTCGCGGCGTCAATCGCAATCGAGTTGCAGTCAGACCATGATGCCGCGGGATGGAACGCACGATTCTTCGGAGAGCAAAACGGGATACCGAGCGGGCTGCTGATTCCAGGTCAAGGCACGTCGCTCGACCGCGACCAACGCAAAGAGATACAGCGGACGTGGAATCAGCGGCACGCGGGAACGAAGCGGAGTATCGCGATTCTCCCCGGCGGCTGGACGTTCACGGACCTCGGCGTGACGCAGAAAGATATGTCGTTCCTTGAGCTTCGTGGCATGGCGCGGGATACGATCCTCGCGCGCACCGGCGTTCCGCCGCTGATTGCCGGGTTCTTGGATACTACCATCCGGTACAACGCACGAGAGCAAAAGGACATTTACTGGAATAGCACGATCTACAATTTCCTCATCGAAGAGCAGTCGGTAATCAACGAAGACTTTCTGGTTAAGTTGAACGTCAGCGAGCGAGCGTGGCCGAAGTGGGAATCTGTACGGGCGATGCTTGATGACATGGAAACGAAGTCGAACATTGCGCGTACGTTCTTCGAGATGGGTGTTCCGTTCCGTGAGATTAACGAACGGCTGGAACTCGGCTTCGATCCGGACAAGCACCCGTCGCCGGATGTTGGCTTCCTGTCGGCTGGCCTGGTGACCGCGGAGTCTGTCGAGAATCCAATCGCGCCGGTTGCGCCTCCGATGCCGCCGGCCGGAGTGAATGACACCGCATCGCGGCTGATGCTTGCAATGGGCGACGAAGAGACGCGGCGCGCGATGGTGTGGCGTGCGGTGATCGGTCGCGCGCGTGACTTGGAAGTGCGGTTTGAGCGGATGGTTCGGAAGCACTTCCATGACATAGCGAAAGAGGCGCTCGCGGTGTTCGACCGTGCTCGGGAGCAGTCGGTCACGCGCGATGGGCGGTTCTTTGTATTCGACCTTGACGAAGCCAAGCGGAAGCTGCGTAGGCTAGCGGAGCCGATCTATCGTGCGATTGCGGAGCGTGGTGGCGAGTCTGTCATGGCGGAGTTGGGCGTTGGGATTTCGTTCAACGTGGATGATCCGATCATGCGCGCGAAGCTGGCGATTCTCACCGGGCAGATTGTCAAAGTGGACGAGACGGTCGAGCGACACTTGCGCGCGTCAATTCTAGAAGGGATTGACTCCGGAGAGACGGTCGAGGAGTTACGCGACCGCATCGCGAACACGTTGCAAATCAGCCTTGGACGCGCGCGGACGATTGCACGCACCGAAACAGGAAAGGCGTTCAACGTGTCGCGTAACGAAGGGATGAAGCAGGCCGGGATCAAGCGCCAGGAGTGGGTATCGAGCCGCGACCCGGACGTTAGGGATTCGCATATCAAGCCCGCATCCGAAGGTGGAGTGGACGGACAGACAGTATTTATCGGAGAGCCATTCTCAAACGGCCTACTTTTCCCACAGGACCCAGCCGGGCCAGCCGAGGAAGTGATTAACTGCCGGTGCGTTGCGGTGCCGGTGCCGGGGAACGCATGAAAACCATGTCCGCGCTCGAACTGACCCGCGCAACGCAGGACAGCGAAGACCGTCGCGAGTCTCGATTTACTCAGCCGCGTTCGGAGTGTCCGCGGCCGGACTTCTGGACCTCGGAGGATGTCGAGGCGACCGAGAACGAGGTGATCGCTGGCGTCGGCGGGCTAGTGCGGTTGTTACAGCCGGAGTATGTGATCGAAACCGGGACGCATCGCGGGTTCATGGCCGAGAGCATCGGCGCGGCGTTGCTCGAGAACGGCCACGGCGAGCTTGACACGATCGAGATTGATCCGGAACTGCACAAGGAAGCGAAGCGCCGAGTGTTCAAGGCTCCTAACGTCAACGCGGTTCTTGGTGATTCCCTGGAGTTCACTCCGAAGGGCCCTATTGACTTCGCGTGGCTCGACTCAGGGCCGGGCGATGTACGCGCGAAGGAGTTCATTCGGTTCTATCCGTTCATGCACTCGCGCACGATTGTTGGATTCCACGATTGCGGCGTGCATCATCGGACAATTCGTGAGGCGTGTATCCAGCTCGCGCGTGCTGGCAGACTGATTCCGATTTTCCTGCCTACGCCGCGTGGTGTGGCGCTTTGTCAGGTGCTGAAGTGACCCTGTACCTGACCGCCGCGGCGATAACCGCTCTAGCCTGGGCGTTGAACGTCTGGCAGTACGGCCAGCGGTTGACTCCGGATGGGCGGATCTACTCTTCGGATGCTCCGATGCCGCGACCGTACAATCTGCGGTGTCTTGTTCCTGCGATGATGCGGCATCCGTCTTGGTGGGCTCCGTTTACGTCGGCGTGCGTGATTGCTTCCGGGCCCGCGGTGGCGTTTTACTTCGCATCGCGTGGATTGGATTGGAGACAGTCGCTATTCGGCGTTGCGTTGTGGGCCGGGTTGCCTGGAACGGTAGGGTTAGCGTCACGTTATCCGGTGCTTGTGGACGCTCCGGCGCACGTTCTGACGCTGATTGCGGCTGGGTTGTCGTTTCACGGCTGGGTATTGGCCGCGGTTGCGGTTGCGTTGGTCGGAGCGATGGTTCGCGAGACTGTCCCGGTATGGGCTGCGGTGCTATCGCTTGACCCGTTCCTTCTAGTCGGCTTGGTAGCTCCTGCGTTTGCGTGGTACTTGGTCGAGCACGCTCCTCCGCCGGCGTGGCTCGCGAACAAGGTGGACCGGCCGATGCTCCGCGCCAGGGAAGCGCATCGCGGCGCGGTGCTGGACGCGCGGGAAATGGTGCTCCCGTGGGGAGCGCTGGCGGTGTTGGTTCCTATCGCGTTGTATTCGAGCGTTGCGGCGGTAAGTTGCGTGCTGGCGTTGGCGTTAGGGTACGCGCACCTAACGTTCTGCCATGATCGCTCGAGGCTGTATCAGACCGGAGCCGCCGCGGTGATCGTTCCTGCGGTGATTGCGTGTCCGCCGTGGATGGTCGGATTGGTGGTTCTGGCGCATTGGTTCAACCCGTGGGCGAGGATTGAATCGTGAGCGAACGTCGCTCAGAACGTTACCGCGCTTGTTTTCGTTGTGGGAAAGTGTTTAGAATGACGGTGGAACAGATCAAAGTTCACGAGCAGCATTGCTCGACAGACCGCGATGAACGCCCGCTTGCCGAAGCGGTGCCGGAGCAGTCACGAGGATTAGATCCTCGGTTGACGGCTTCGGAGTCATCGTGGAAAACGAACAGCCGGTAACCCAAGAACAAACTCCGTTTACTTTCCATCGGTCGTTCGTGACGCCTGAAGTCAAGGCGGTGAACACCGACAAACGGGAAGTTCTCCATCTCATCTCCACGGTGACCGAGGATCGGGCGGGCGATATCGTCGAGCCGTCCGGCGCGAACGTTGCCAACTACATGAAGAACCCGGTGGTTCTTGCGGACCACAACTATTCCATCGGGTCAATCATTGGGCGAAACACGTCCCTGGAAGTCACCAAAGAGGGTTTGTGGGCCAGGACGCAGTTCCACAAGGAAGGGCTCGGGCGCGATGCGTTCAACCTTGTGAAAGAGGGATTCGCGCGCGCGTGGTCTATCGGTTTTCGTCCGATCGTGTTCGATTCCCGGAAGGATGAGAAGGGGAAGCAGCTTCGCGGGTTTCATTTCAAGGAATGGGAGCTGCTGGAGTATTCGCTCGTTGCGATTCCGATGAATCCCGATGCCGTAATGAACGCGGTGAAGTGCGGCATTGTGAGCGAATCGAACGTCACGAAACTACTGCTAGAAACCGCGGAGAGTGTTACTCCCGAACCGGAGAAGCCGGCGGATGCCGCGCGCCACGGCGCGAATGCTGAACCGAAGAGGAAGGAATACGACCCGCAAGTGCTCGAAGCGCTCCACAAGTGGGCGCGTGGGTTGTCTGTCGGGCTTGCTATCAAGCACGCCAGTAAGGAAGGACGGAAATGAGTAAGTCCAAGTACGTGAAGGAACTCGAAGAGGCTGCGGAGAAGACCAACGATCCCGTGCTCGGAGGCATCGTGAAGATCGCTTCCGGAGTCGAAGAGGACGTTTCCAAGATCGACAAGCGCGTGGACGAGATCAGCGAGAAGAACATCGAAGCCAAGCGCGAGACGATGAAGGAAATCGAGAAGGTTCGCACCGAACTCAAGGCCGGATTCGACCTCGTGGGCGACCGCGTGGAGACGCTCACGAAGCGTCAGGTTCTCGGGCATCTCTACACCGACGCAACTCCGGATTTGGTCGCGGCGATTCCAACTGACAAACGGCACATGATCCAGATTGCCGAGCGGTCCATGGGGAAGACGGCGCGCCCGGACAATGGCCGGCCAATCGAGGAGAAGGGCAACTTCGCGGACCCGGTGTTCAAGGCTGCGTCGGCGCTCTGGTTCCGGACGGCTTCGTTGCTTCAGCTCACGAAGACCCGTAACGTCAAGGGACTGTCGGACCAGCTTGACAAGCTCGATGCGGCGTTTGCGTCGGCGTACTCCGGTGGGGAATCCAAGGCAATCAGTGATATGGCCGAAATCTCTGGTCCGTCCGGTGGATTCCTTGTTCCGGCTCCGGTCGAGGCGGAAGTGCTGCGGCTGATCGAAGACAACGCCGTCATGCGTCCGCTGGTTCGCAAGATGACGATGAGCAGCAAGACGTTGCAGGTCCCGACGAAGGGCAACGCGATCACGGCGTATATCGGAGTGGAAGGTGGATCGTTGACCGGATCGTACGACCAGACGGCGTTTTCGAGTGTGACCCTCACGGCGAAGCGGTTCCACGGACGCGCGACGATGAGCGTTGAAGTGCTCGAGGACTCGATCATCGGGCTCTTGCCGTACATCCTCACCACGTTGGGCGAGGAAATCGCGATCCTCGAAGACCAGGAGACACTCGAAGGTTCCGGAACGAACTTCACCGGCGTGAACGCGGCATCTGGAGTCAATTCCGTTGCCACAACCACGACCAACGGTGAGGCTCCGGTGTACGGCGATCTGACGGCCACGATCTTCGCGGCGCGTCAGCGTTCTAGCCGTATCGGCGCGCGGTGGTTCATGTCTCCGGAACTGTTTGGGAAGATCATCGGGATGGTGGACTCGAACGGCCAGCCGATCGTTCAGTACGGTCGGGTCCCGAACGAGATCATGCCGCAGATTCTCGGCTTCCCGGTTGAACTCCTCTCCACGTTGGATATCGCGATCACGCGCGGTTCGACGGGGAACACCGCGAACGCTTACTTCGGCCCGCCGACGACGGTTCTGTTCGGTGACCGGATGGGCGTCCGTTGGGATGTGTCGGACGCGCCGAACTGGGCGACGTACGAAATGGACGCGCGACTGGTGAAGCGTACCGGCATCGTCGTTGGCGTACCTACCGCCTGGACCAAGCTGGTCGGCTCGACCTTCGCGTAACTGACCGCGGGGAGCCTCGACCATCGGGGCTCCCCGCACCTTTGCGGAGTGCGCATGGGCTGGAAAGACAAGATCAAGCGACGGATGGCAGCGAAGCGGGATGTATTCGTTGCGATTCCAACGCTCTCCGGGCGAACCACGGTAGGGATAACTCACTTCTTGAACGTTTTGGAGCGGTTGTCTCTGTCTCCAGATTGCCCGTGGCGATTCTCGTGGCAGGTAGTGAACGGTCGCCGGCCGGTCGAGTATGCGAGGAACGTTCTCATCGGAATCATGTTCAACAAGAGCCCGAATGCTGAAAAGCTGTGGTTCATTGATGAGGACATGATCCCGACGGAAACGTCGTTGCAGTTGCTTGACGTTGACGCGGATATCGTCGCTGGCCGCGCGTGGGCGTTCGACGCGAGCGCTCCGGGACGTGATCCGGCGTTGCGGTTGTGCCTGTTCGATTACAACAAGAACGGAGATGCGAAGTTCAATCCGATCGTTCCGCAAGAGGGCGACGACGTTTTGCCCATCGTTGGCGCTGGTACGGCGACGATGGTGATAAGCCGTCGCGTTCTTGATGACAAGCGGATGTGGTTTTCGGATGAGTACGAGAGCGTTGACGGGAAGCTGTACAAGTGTTCGACCGATGTCGGAACGGATGACTACGCGCCTCCGGTGTTCCGCACTGTGTACGCGCCGAATGGGAAGATCCTGCGTGGAGAGGATCTTGACTTCTGTCTGCGTGCTCACGAACTCGGCTATCAGGTACGCGCGCACGTCGGCTCGCAGTTCGGCCACCTGAAAGAGATCAACATTGACGACGTTGCGATGCTGTGCGAATTGGTCGCGCGCCGTGTGTCTGTGAACTCACCCAATTCCAACATGCGTGACTTGGCAACGCTTGCGTCGTTCGCGCATGAACGGGAGGTTTTGCGATATGCCGACCAAGATCAAGTGGCCTGACGGGAAGATTGAAACCGTCGAGGACCATCTCGCGCAGTTGTGGAAGCGCCAGGGTCGCGCGGAGATCATCGAAGAAGTTGCCACCAAGGACGTTCCCGCGGCTCCGGTGGACCGTTCGGTGAAGAAGTCTGACGTGAGGAAGTCGTTCGACTAATGGCTTACCTTGCCACACTGGCCGCGATGCGCGAACGCTGCGAAGTCAGCGTGTCCGATACTTCGTCGGATGCGTTTTTCGGATCGTGTCTCGACCGTGCATCGGCGATCATCGAGGCGTACGTCGGGCACAGTCTCCGCGACGAAACTACGTGGACCGAATACCTCGACGGCGATGGTTCGTCGTTCCTGAATCTGCGTCAGGGCCCGGTGGCAACGTTCGTTTCGTTGTCGGATGTGACGTACAGCTCCACCGGGTCAGCGATTGCGTCAACAATCAGCGCCGGGGATTACTTCGTTCGCGGAACCGTATCGGAGGGATGGAAGCAGCCGGCGTTTATCGAGTCCGCGGCGGGAACGTTCACGTCCGGGCGTAAGAACTATCAGGCGGTATACACCGCTGGGTATGCGGTGACTTCCACGGCCAGCGCCGCGCCGGCGGATCTTCAGGATACGTGCCTGTACGTTGCGGTATGGCTGCGGAACAAGCGCAAGGATGCCGCGGTATCGTCCCGTGACGTTGGCGGCGGCTCGCTTGGCGGGTTCCGTACCGACGCCGAACTGTACGCGGACCTCGAGCACAGGCTCGCGCCGTACATGGATCGGCGGTTCGCATGATCGGGATAATCGTTGTTGGCGCTGAGGAGACTTCGCGAAGCCTCAACGCGGCTGCTGCTAAGGCGCAGATCGGAGCGGAGAGGTTTGTAAATCTGGCCGCTAGTTACGTGGTTGCGCATTCGCGGTTGCAGTTCGTCGGATGGCGCACGCGGCAATACTACAAGGTCATTGGCGGTGAGATTCGAAGGCTTCCGAAGCGCCAACAAAATAAGGGCGCTCCGTCTCCGCCCGACAAACTAGGGATTTTGAGCGGTGATTACAAGGGAAGCATCTCATCGGAAATTAGGCATGTAGGAACGTCTTGGCAGGCCGACGTTGGACCGCGCGGGAATCCTACTCACGGAAGTCGCAAGAAATCCGGCATCTTTTATGCCCGCTTCCATGAGTTCGGAGAAGGTCACAATCCCAAACGCCCAGTAATGGAGCCAGGGTTGCGCGATGCCTTGCCGAAGATCGAGCAGGAATTGCGGTCGTTGGGTAAAGACCTATGAGCATCACGGAAACGCTTGCCGCGGCGCTCGTGACCGATCTGCAAACGGTATCGGGTATTGCCGAAGTCGGACGCGAACCGAAGCGGATTGATGAAGCGCTTGCACCATCGGCGTATGTCATTACTGCGGACGGTTCGTCTGATATCGAAACCATTTCGAACATGCAGGGCCAGTGTAGGCAATCGTTCGTTGTTCAACTCATGGTGCGTTCTGCGGCCCCGAATGCCGACATGAACTCACTACTCGATGCGGTTCGTAACGCGGTCGAATCGTCCAGCGGAACGCTTGTAACCCTGTCCACCGTGGTTCGCGTTTCGGTGACTCGCTGGTCCGGAGTGTTCACAGAACCATCTATCCACGAAGGCGTCTACCTACGCGAAGTAACGGTAGACGTTGACTACATCTTTACGCGCGGTAGCGCATAGCGGAGGCGGCATGGGCAAGCAATATCTTGGGTTGGGCGTGGAGACCACGGTAGGCACAGCCGTCGCTCCCACTCGGTACCTCGAAGCGCTGACGGAGAGCATTCAGCTTGAACAGAATTACGACCGCATTGAAACGCTACGAAGTTTCTCGACGCAGCAGGTCGTTCTGTTGAATCGCGCGGTAAAGGGCGATTCGGAAATCCTCGCGAACTACAACGGCATTGGGATGCTCTACAAGTACCTGCTCGGCTCGGTGGATACCGCTACCGGATCTGTGAACACGCATACCTTCCCGTCGTCTGCTGGTATCCCTTCGACGGATCGCATCGGATCGGCGTTGACCGTCTGCGTCCGTCGCGGTGCGGCGCTGTTCTGGAAGTACGCCGGAATGAAGCCGGTATCGCTCGCGCACGGATTCGGCACCGACCAGGCGTCCCGGATGACGTGGGGCTGGCTCGGGCAGAGCGCGGCGTTCTCTACCACCGGAAGCGATGCGACAAGCGGAAGCTACCCGACGTTGCTTCCGATGAGTCCGTCGCACGCCTCGGTATCGTTCGACGGGGCGGCGCTCGTGGCGCGTAACGTTCAGATCAACGTCGAAAACCCGCTTGATGAGTTCTATGTTCTCGGAACGGTGGACCTCGGCGCGGAACCGGATCGCAACGCGGTACTGAAGGTCACCGGGACCGCGGAAGTCGCGTTCTCGAATACCACTCAGTACGACAAGTTCACCGCCGGCTCCGACGTGGACGTTACGGTGCTCTCGACCAACGGAACGCAGTCGGTGCGGTACAACCTCGACAAGTGCCGCATCACTCAGGCCACGCCGCATCTCAACGGTAGGCAGCGGCTCATCGCTACCTATCAATTCGAGGCGTACTACAACTCCGACGCTACCGAGAATTTCCAGGTCGTGCTCGTGAACAGTGACGCCACGCCGTAAGGGGAAGCAATGGATACGAGAGAAGTTCAACTGCCATCGGGCCGGACGGTTACTATTCGCCGTCCTGGTCCGAGGCAGTGGAGGGATATCTATAACGGGTTGCCGATCATCGGAAGCGTCTCGGAGATGTCCGTGGACCTTCCGATATCGGCGCTCCTCGACCTGAATATCCGCATGGTGTGCGCGTGTTCGGTAGATCCGAAGTTCGCGGATGCGGACACGTCGAATGGTGTGCTGTCCGTTGACGATCTGACAACGCTCGATTTCAATGCGCTGTCGCGAGCTATTAGTGGTTTCTCCGGAGATGCGGAGGCGGCTGAAAAGATCGGCCCTACCTTGGCGACCGAGGCACACTCCTCCTCTTAGATGCCGTCGGTCGCCGTTACGGTGTGCGTCCGTCCTCGCTGGTAGGGGAAGAGTTAACCGCTATGGAGGCTCTTAGCGTGGATATGGCGGCGGCACAGGTCGGAGCGGAAGAAGAGGCCAGGGCACGCCGCGAAGCCGAAATGAGGCGGCGTCGGTAATGGCTCAAGACCGCAAAGTCAACATCATCATACGTGCCGACGATCAAGCGTCGGGAAAGATCCGGCACGTTAGCGAGGAAGTCACCGGGCTAAAGGCTCCGCTTGGTGTCGCCGGCGCTGGCCTGTCTTCGTTCGGTGCATCGTTGGCGGCGGTAGGCGGCGTTGCCGCGCTGCTTGGAATCAAGAAACTCGGGCAGGATCTTGTCGGTGGAATTTTGTCCGCAGCGCAGGCCGCTGGGGAGCAGCAGTTAGCTACCGCGAAGCTCGCCAATGCAATCGCGTCAACCGGCGTGGACGTTGACGAAGCCGTTCCGCGGTTCAGCCGGTTCGCTGCGGAGATGCAGAAGCAGACCGGTATCGGTGACGAAGTAATTGCATCGAATGCCGCAGTACTTGCCAGCCTTGGCGGGCTCACCGGAGAAGGTCTTGAGCGTACAACGAAGGCCGCGCTCGATCTTGGAGCAGCTATTCACAACCCGGAGGGGGCGTTTTTGTTGCTCGCCAAGGCGGCGGGCGGCAGTTCGGAAATGCTCGGACGGTACGGGATCAAGGTTGACGAAACCCTATCGCCGCAAAAGAAGTTCGAACAAGCGTTAACGATCATCGAGACGAAGCTGCATGGTTCCGCCGCGGCGGCGTTGAATACCTACATCGGACGGATTGCTGCATTCAAGGCTGCGGTCGGGGACTTGAAAGAGGCTGTCGGCGGGCCGTTCTCGGAAGTGTTCGAACTGTTCCTAAAGGACGTTCTGACTCCGCTTGTTGAGCGGATGACCGGAGCGACTAACAGTTCGCGTACGTTCCGAGACGCGATATTGGATCTGGCTATCGGGGCCACGAAAGTAATTCTCCCGCTGGCTCGCGTTGCCGACATGATCAATGAGATTGCGATTCGCGGAGACAACCCGTTTTTTGCCGCCATGCGCCGTGACTTTATCATCGGTGCTTCGGTTGCGTCTCTCGTTGACAACAACGTCAAGCAGCTAATTGATACGTTCAAAAAACTAGAAACCGACCGGCGCGATTCGAAGGGATTGTTCACTCCCGGAGCGGTTCGGGATATTGAACGTGCGAAGGTAAGTACCGATTCGCTCGCTGGTTCGGTTGAAGCGTTCCTGACGGACCTAGAACTAGCGCGGTCAGGATCGGCAAAGACCGCAACCGGAGTCAAGGGTCTTGGAAGAACAGCCGAGGACACCGCGGACCAATTCAAGGACCTGAACGCCGCGTTGTCAGCGCTGAAACTTCCGGAGTTCAAGGGCGATGCCGGGACACAGGTCAATCAGATCGCTGTGGCGTTGGAGCAGCTCGACCGCATCCGCCCGACGATCCATACCGAAGAGGCGTTGAAACAGATTGACGCGCTCCGGTTCTCTCTTCTTCGGTTGCGTGAAGAGTCAACGGATATCGAAGTTTCCGCGAAGGTTGTGGGGTTGCCTACGCTTGCGGAACTCCAGTCGAAGGTTCATGACGTTGAATCCGCAATCGCATCGGTGAACGAACTGGAATTGATCGGAGGGCCGCAGACTGAGACTGCCATTTCGCAGACAGAGCGTATCAAGGAAGCAATCGAAAAGAACATCGTTGACCTGCTGAAACAAAATCAAGGGTTGAAGTTCGCCGGCATCGAAGGTCCTGCTTTCCAGAAGCTACAGATCCGCGCAGAGGTAGAAGACCTCGCATCGAAGCCGCTTGAAAACATCGCAGCGTATGGACCGCGAATCAAGGCCGCCCTCAAGTCTGCGCTCGACCTGCGCGATTCGTCCGGAGTGTTCGACGCCGCGCTCGACGCGAACATCAAGAAACTGTTTGAACTGAACGACGCAGCGCTACAGATCGGCAACGCACTAAAGCAGTTCGGGCTCGTGGATATCGGCTTCGGGATTACTTTGCCGGATCTTGGTAAGGTCAAAGAGGCGTTTGACCTAATTGCTGGAATTGAGTCTGCATATCACCAAAGCAGGATTGATCTTGGTATCGCTACATCCGACGAAATACTGCAACAAACCATTGATGAGATAAATGCTCGTGCGGATGCAAGATCGAAAGAGGTAGAGACGGAGATAGCAGACGAAACCGAAAAACAAGTATTACTAAAGCAGATCAGGGACACCGCCGCCAACGAACGCGCCGCCGCAACACAAGCTGAAGAAGATCGAATCCGAAACATCAAGCAGAACGCGGCGATATCGTTATTCGGTGCGTTGGCTCAGGTTGCAGCAGTAGCGGGGCAGCGCAACAAAGCAGCATTCAGGGCAAGTCAGGCATTTGCAATAGTCGAAGCTACAATCTCGACATACCAGGCCGCGAATAATGCCTTGGCAACGAAGGCACCTTGGCCCATCCCGTTAGTGTTCGCCGCGGCGGCGATTGCTGCTGGTATTGCTAATGTCGCTGCTATCGCGTCACAAAAACCGCCTTCTAACTTTGCATCCGGCGGCATAGCGCAAGGTCCAGATACCGGACGGGACACGATCCAGGCGATGGTTCGCGGTGGAGAGTTAATGGTTCCGCCGGACGTTGCCCGCGAAGTGTTCACCGCCGCGCGCTCCGTTGGCGTGAACACGTTCACCGGGCCCGGTGGCGTTGGGCTAACGCGAGAGTTCCGTGAATTTCTAACCGCGGATCGCGGCCCGGTAGCGGCGTTTGCCGTTGGCGGCATCGCGCCCGGAGTGGATACCGGACGGGACACCATTCCGGCGCTCGTGCGCGGCGGTGAATTGATGATCCCGCCTGATACCGCGCGAGGTGTCATTGCCGCGGCTCGTGCTGTGGGAATCACGAATATCACCGGGCCTGGCGGGAAGGGTCTTACTCGCGAGTTCCGTGAGTTCTTGACTTCGGACCGTGGCCCGAACGTTCCACCGATTGCTCGGTTTGCTACCGGTGGGATTGTGGACACGCCTACACCTACGCCGGTCCAGGTAGTTACGCGCGGAACCACGGACCTAATCGTTCGTTCGGTTGTTGGCTTTGATGGACCGGTACACGTAACTCTTAGTGCGGAAGGCGACGTGTTACAGCGCATCGTCGGAGAATTGAATGCACGGGTCGAGCGCGGTTCTCTTCGGGTGAAGGCGTCGGACTTCGTATCCTCGCGATCGGGGCGGTAGCGATGGGTTATCCTCAATTCGTTTTCACGCCACGCGGCGGAACATCTATCACGGTGTCGTTCGCTGGCATCGCGCGCCAGGTATCGAAGTGGGCCGGCGGGCCGTCCGGAAACCGGAAGCTCTCGTTCACACAGGGCGGTAAATCCGCGGCGGTTATCCATGACGTGTTCGAAGAATACGACGTGGAGATACCTGGTATCCGTCCGTCCGCGTCCACGGCATATCGCACGTTTTACGCTGGTTTGATGAGCTGGTGGGAGCACGCACTCGCCGGTGGAGTGTTCGCGTTCACGCTCGATTCGGCGCAGTCATCGGCAACGACACTCAGCGGAGCGTTGGCGTATACCGATACGTCATGCTCCGTGGCGTCAACTGCTGGTATGGCTGCGAATGATTGGCTGTATTTCGAGGACGCAGACGATCCTACACGGTGGACCCGCAGGAAGATCAATGCGGTCGCGTCCGGAATAACTCTGCTTGATTCGATCGGTCGCCCGTTCGTCTCGGGATCGGTGGTTCGTCATGCGTGGTACTTGCCGCAGGCTGTATGCCTCGATGATGGTATGCCGCTTATCGAGCGCGAAGGCGGCAAGGGCGCGGATATGTGGGATTTCAAGGCGAAGTTCCGGACGGTTCGATGACCTACAATCCGAATTCAAATTGGACGAGCTCTGCCGATGCGACGGTGCAAACGCCGATCTTCTTTCTTCGCATTGACGGCGTGACTTCGTTCGAATACTCGACCCATCCGGTGAAGTCTCCGACCGTCACGAAGAAAGCGTACATGCGGCTTCCCACCGGCGGCGGCGTGCAGCTTGATTTCCTGGAAGGTACTAGGACGCAGCAGGAAGTCACTATCGAGATTCTTGACGTGGATGAGTCCGTAACGCTCCTGATTTCCACCGAGGCTCCGTCCGCTCCGGTTACCACGCTGATTAATCGCAAGGCAACCGTGTACATGGGCTTCGCTGGTTTGGTGGAGACGGATTACGCTCCCGTGTTCGCTGGCCGCATTGTCGCGGTGGAACGCAACAAGGACCATACCGGATACCGGTTCGTCATTGCCGATGCGCTGTTTCTCACAGACGCCAAGATTATGACAAACGCCACCGATGAAACTCCGTCGAGGATCATCGGGAACGTTGTCAACGTGTACTACTCGATTCTTACCGGATCGTTTCTCACGAGCGGAGACTTTCCGCTGCTGCTGGTAGTGAGCGGAGGGACGTACACCGCGCCGACCGGGCTCGGGATTGACCCGGCACTGATAAATATAGACCAACTGATTTCAGAGCGTGAGAACTACCACAGCGGAACCATTGTTGACGTGTGCTTTAACCGTCCTGAGAACGCGAAGACGTATCTTCAAAAAGAACTATTTCGAACGTTCCAGTGCTGGCCGGCAATGTCCGGAGCAGGGCTGATAGGGTTGCGGTTCCTGTTGTCACCATTGCCAACGGTTACGATTCAATCGCTCACCGAAACGGATCACATCGTCGAAATCACCGGATGGAAACGTGCGTTTGACAATCACCTTAACAAGTTCCGATACCTCGGAGACTACGAAAACGGTCAGATGGAATGGGCGAATCCGGGAGACTTCAACGCGATTCTTTACGATGCCGTAGAGGCCGAGGACTCTGACGATCAAACCGCTACACTCGAAACCGTGGAATACCTCGTGGAATCGCAATGGCTGAAGTCTAGCTACGACGGCGCAACCGTTGCCACGATGCTCGCTGGCCGGATGCGGTCGCGGTTCCTGAAGACTCCGGCGCGGTTGACGATCAAGTGCAATATCACCGCGCAACGTGTCGAGGAAGGCGATATCGTCCGCGTCACGCATCGGCGAATCCCGGATATCCAGAACGGTGTTATGGGCGTGACTGAGCGGTCCATGATCGTTCTGTCTACGGCGCCGGATTTTGATAATGGCCTGATTTCGCTTGACCTCATTGACGTGTCGTTCCGCAGGTACGGATTGATCGGCCCTGATTCGCTTGTTGCGTATGCGTCCGAGGACCAGACGGACAAGGACCGTTACGCTTTCCTCTCTGACAATGCCGGCGCAATGAGCAACGCCGACCAAGGGTATAGGGCGCTGTAATGTCTCATCCTGACTTCGTTGACCTTGCCGATACCGACGTGGACATTGACAGTCCGTTGACTACCGGCCTATTCGAAAACTTCAGGCAGTGCGATCGCGCGTTGAGGCGTGCGGTCATGGGCTTTCACATTCCTGAGACTACGTTCACAAGTGCCACTTACGTTCAACTGGCCGAGGCGTATATCTGGATTCCGGACCTTGCGGACTTTGACGGGATACAGCGGCAGTTACTTTTCGAGTTCGAAGCGAAAGTCACTTCCGGAACTGCGACGTTCAAGCTCGTTTCGGTCGTTGACTCGGACGAACCGACGCAGACGGCGACGAGCTACACGTCAACAACCTGCACGCTCGACATTGCCGGAGCGCTCAAGGGAACCGTGCTGTATTTCTCGGTACAGGGAAAGATCGCTGGAGGCGGGACTGGGTATATCAAATCCGTCAATCGCCTTACTTCGTTGTTGGAGTTCTAACGTGTCTTGGCCGACGATATCAGATACTGAGATTGGCGTTGGGTTGACGCTCCCGGACGTGCGCGCCGCGGTGTCGGCATCGCTGCTTACGAAGATGCGCGCCAGGGACCGCCGCGGCTGCCAGTCGTTCAACACTCCATCGGACATTTCGGCAACGCTCTCCGGCGGCACGTGGCCGTATAACGTTGACTGGACTACGGTGGAGACGCTGTACCTGAAACCGCCGGCGAATCTTCGTGGCTCGCAAGGCACAACGCTAAACATGGAACTCTTGCTAGGGATCACCCGCGCCGCTGGGCGGAACTACACCGAGACGGTATTCGGAAGGATAGAGATTGTTGGATATCAAACCATTCTGACTGCCGAGGGCGCGGAAGGTTCGGCCACGTTTGCAACGTTCACCGCAACAAGCGGTAGCGCTTACCAGAGAGTACCGGTGTCCGGGTTGTGGATGCACCCGATAAGCTCCGGGCCCACGCTTGTCACGGTGAATCTGCAACTCAAGATCGTTTCCAACGCACCGGGATTGCTTCCCGCGCCTACCGGGTCAGTCACGGTTGCGCGGTCCCGAGGTGCGGCACACTTCATACAGGCAGACCCACGATGATTAAGCGGATTATCGCGGCGATGGTTCTATTCTTTGGGCTGGCGCTCGCAGCCGCGCCGGTCACCGAAGACGATTTGAGAACCAAGGCACGCGCGTACAGCGGGTTTCAGAAGTTCAATTTGCTAGGAGCGCCGCGGTGCGTTCCGGACCCTCCCGGTGGCGGCGCGTGTCAGCCTACTCAAATGTGCTTCTCTCACGAACCACCGCAAATCTGGTACTGCGAAAACGGTACATGGACAGTCTTCGGGCAAGGCGTTGCCACGGTGACGCTTTCGGTTGCCGCGGATGATACGGAAGTTCTGTTCACTGACATTAATGCTCCGAAGGGCGCTCCGGCGCTGACGTACAACAAAACGACCGAGGAAACGAAGGCTAAGGTTCTTAATGGAGTTCCACAAGTCAATATGTATGCAACAGATGGAGCGGGAACGTCCGGAAGCCCGTGGACTGGATGGGAATCAGCGCTCACAGATAACGCGGACGTTAAACGGATTCATTTTCCTGCCGGGGAGTACGCCACATCGTCCGAGATCATAATCAGTGGCAACGATGTGATACTCACGGGAGATGGATCTGGCGGGAGCCTAGGAGAGGATAAGAAGAGCGTTATAAACTGCACCGGCACTGGCGGGTGCATTTATTTCAAAAACTCCTACCCATGCAATTCCGCGAAGATCGAAATGTCTGGACTCTATATCAACAAGAGCACCAACGCGATGACGGCAGGACATTGTAGTGTTGATGACGCGGCGTGTACGACCGACGGTTCATGTGATCAAGGGACGTACACGCAGACGTGCATGAAGTCAGTGGTAAACATTGGAAACCGGGAGCACGGAAATTGTGGCGTTGACGGGATGTTCCTGCACAATCTACAGATCACCGCCGACACAGCATGCTTAACCTGTGATGACAACGCTTCTGCGATCATGGTCCACAATGTTAACAACGGCTCGATTCGCGACGTAATGATCCACAAGGCTCAGCCTGGGAGCGATGGCTGGCTTGTCGGGATTGACCTGTTTCCTACCGGATCGGACAATCGTGGGAATATTCACTTGGATAGTGTGGTAGTAGCTGGTGCCAGGACTGGCATCCGCTCCGGTTGGGCGGCGGATAGGCGCAGCGGCGGCGGAGTTTTCAATAATGTCATCTTCACGAATGTGAAGCTGATCCGTGAGGGCACGGACGGTGGTCGTCTGGGCTCCGTCGGTTTCGACATCTACCCCTTTTCGACCATGACGACGATAATCGGCTGTCATGTAGAGGACTTTCAATTCGGAATCAGATCGAGCGGAAACTCCGGTACGCTAAACATTGACGGTCAGTGGTTCGGTCATGTGGGTAGGTCTATTGATCCCGATGGGATCGGACTACAGATTCGAAGGGGGAAGTGTTCAGGCGATGTTACGAACACGACGTACTGCGATCACGATTCGGAGTGTTCCGGAGTCGGCGGTACTTGCGTCAACGAGGACCACGACGGAGTATCAGTCACGAACTCTCGATTCGATGTGTCGAACAACGACGGAGACTGCTCCTGGTGTACGACGGCTCCGAGGCAGACGTGTGTGAATGATGCCGCGTGCCCGGCGTTCGGCACGTGCGTATTCACATGCGGCACCGGGATCAAGATTCCAAGCGGAGCGCGGAATAAGTTTTTCCTACACAACCTGTATTACCGGAACGTCCGCACGCAGGTATTGAACGCCGGGAGGTGTTCAACAACGACGAGCACGTCCTGTGATCAGAATCCGGACTGTCCAGCCGGAGAAACGTGCGAGAGCAATCCGACCAATTATTTTAATGACCAATGGGTCATGCTCGACGACATGGCGTCTATGTATTTGACTCGCACGGCATCGAGCGACTGGCAAGGACCGATGATCCGGCTTAAGCGAGAGAATGAGAACGGGGCAGCGATAGATCTGGTGGATAACTACGGGAGCGCTCAATCGTACCGGATCAATGCCGATGACAGTCGGTTCAGTATCCAGGATATAGACAGCACTGCACAGGATCTTATTTCAATCACACCATCCGCGCGTTCAACTCCGGACGCTCAGGTCGGGATCAATGACAGTACGCCGATCTCGGAACTAAACGTAGTAAGAACGTCTGACTCTCTGCGTACCGGTCCTATCCTAATCCTTCGTCGCGACGTAGGAGACACTGCCGCACTCCGGCTGCAAGACAATACCGCAACCCCGTGGTCGTGGGATCTTGCTGGGGATCAAAGTTTCCTGAAGCTGAACGACGTTACAGCCGGTACAACGCCGATCATGGTCGCGTCAACTTCTGGAAACACGACCTTTTCCGGGCAGGTGCTCGTATCAAATGGATCGTCTTCGCCGATTTTGAGAGCGTTGAAGACTGGCGGGACTGGGGCCACGGCTACAGTAGAACGGACTGGATCCGACTCACCGGCTCTAGACTTTATAGACGGATTCGATACGGCCCAAACGTGGCGGATGGTTGTTAATGCGAACGAGGGTTTCGACATTCAGGACATGACGGCTGGCGGGACGCCGGTACGCTTCACGATTGCAGCGTCTACCGGGGCGGTATCGTTCAGTGTACCTTTAGCTGACGCGCAAGTATCGGACACCCTGACCGCTTCAATATTCAAGGGCAGCGGAACGACTACGGACGCGGTAGACCTAGCAACAGCGGAGGTTGCAGGGACGTTGCCGATCGCTCGCGGCGGCACAAACGCAACCGCAACGCCGACGGCCGGAGGGGTAGCGTACGGGACCGGATCGGCGTATGCGATTACCTCGGCTGGGACGACCGGCCAGGTACTAACGAGCAACGGCGCGAGCGCGCCTAGTTTTCAAACGCCAGCGGCCGGAGGTTACGCGACAATCGAGGACGAGGGAACACCGTTGACGCAGCGGGACACCGTGAACTTCGTGGGCGATAGCGTGACCTGCGTAGACAACGCAGGATCGAGTCGCACGGACTGCACGATTTCCGTCGGCGCGGCTGTCTCGGCATTCGCTGACCTGACGGACACGCCAGCGGATTACACCGGAGCAGCGAACAAACTAGTCATGGTGAACTCGACGCCGAACGCGCTCGAATTTCGAGACGAGGGGCAACTCGTGGCGCGCGCGCCGACCGATGCCTCGTGGACGGACGGGATTAATTCTGCATGGGTCAACGGTACGACGAAGCTGATGGATCAGATTGACGACCTGAACGAGACGCTAGCCTATCTCGCTCCGGCTGACGCTCTCACGCTGAACGCAACGACGCTTACACTTTCCGGCGCTTCGCTCGTGACCGGGTACGCATCGGCCGGTAACACGAATTACAAGACCGGACTTCCGGCCGGGTCGCAATACACAATGATAACGAATGACAACACGTACACACTTACCACGGCCGTCACGTCCACGACGTGGAACAAAGCAGACGAAGGCGCGTTGAAACTTTACCGAGGCGTAGGCACCGGGGCGGCATCGCTTGTCGCTACCGTGGACCTCGCCGGGAGTTTCGACGAAGGCGACCGTGCCGGAACTCAGGGCGGAACACCGTGGACGAATGGCGACCTATCGGTAACGTCGGTCGGCTGGTACAACGGGTTTCCGAAGTGGCAAAAGGGTAACGCGACCGCGACCTACTCCGGAGCAGACACGGCGCAGGGATACAACTCGTCGTACATCGTGCACGACGGCATCTCGTCAACGCAGACCACAACGACCACCGATATCTTCTATGACAACGACGCCGGAGCGAACCCGTCCGTGAGCACGCCAACAATGGCCGAGGGCGCGGCGGTCGCAACGCAATACATCAGCGGCGTCAAGTTCTACGACCGTGGCTCGCAATTCAAGGTCGGCGTCGTTTGCTCCGACTGTTTCGATAATACGTACGTGACAAATCCCGTCGTACTCACCGCACGCGACGGAGCCTCGTCCTCGTCCTGGTTCTCGTCCACGAATGTCCCGTGGAACGACGCGACCGTCTCGGGACTCTCCGCGACTCCGGCGATCAATGAAACCATGACTGTCACGGATAAGGTCATCTCGGTATCGTCGAGCAATGTGCGAGCGATGAACGCGCACGTCGGCGCAACGCCTTATGACCCGTTTGGATCGTACACTCGCGCGGATTCCAGTAGTACCTATTGGCTCGTGGACGGTTACGATCCGACGTCAACGGCGAAGGCGGAATACTTCGACGACGAGACGTACCGGCAACCGTCTGGATCGTTCGGGACGTGTCCGACTACGACCGGGCAATGGACATCCAGCACAGCACTAAGCAACGGGAATGCGCAGGAGATAAACGGGTCGCTCCAATATCCAGCGCTGACGAACTACGGCTCTGGATACCATCCGGCCACGGGGCAACCGAACTACTCCGGGTTCACCGGGAACCAAGTCTATTACCGGACCTTTCAGGATGCTGGCGTGCCGCACGGGACCGGGACGCTCACTCTCTCCGGCCTCGTGAACGCCGACGTAGGAGCGGTAGGTGCCGGAGCGGTGAACGTCGAACTGAAACTCTGCGGGGTCACCGGCTGGCTCGACCTCGGGACACCGTATGACAGCGGGACGTTCGCAGGCGTTGACGGCGACGGGATCAAAGTATCGCAAACGAGCAATGCATGGTCCTGGAGCGTCGGGACGTTTTCTACCGCGTCGAGTTCGTACATGTACGTTCTTCGTGTGACCTTCCGAAACTCGACAAAGACCATCGCGAGCATCGTGGAGTCGGCATGGTAAAGAAGCTCATTCTGGCGGCGCTGTGCTGCGTCGGGATCGTCAACGCGCAGGCGCTCACGGACGCGCAAAAAGCCGATATCGCGTTCAAGAAAGTCATCGGGAAAGACCCGCGCTCGTCGTCGAATCAGTTTTACGGCGAGACGGACGGCGGCGGGTTCACTGTGAACGCAACGCAGGTATGGGCCGAGACGATCAGCTCGACGCCGGCAACGTGCGTTTCCGCTGGAGTGTGCGAGGACCGCGACGGAGCGGAACGTCTGACACTGACGCAGGACACAACCGTGGGAAGCAAAAAGGGATGGTGTGCTGTGTCTAGCGGTGACTGCGTGACCGGGACGCGGCTCCGTGGGTGGATTCCGCCAATCTATGGTATCGGGTACACGGTGAAGCTATACGATCAGAGCGACACGCAAATCTTCACCACGGACGCTCTGACGTGGTACTTCGATTATGAGGACGGATACTTACAGATCAATTGCGCCGGTTCGTGCGTGACTCCTACCGGATTCAAGATTGATGGATTCCGGTACGCTGGCGATACCGTCGCGACTCTGTTAGGCGGCGGCGGTACTGTCACCTCCGTCGCTCTGTCCGCTCCGGCGGAGTTTTCGGTGTCGGGCTCTCCGGTAACGTCAAGTGGAACGCTTACACTCACGAAGGCGACCCAGACGGCGAATCAGGTCTGGGCCGGGCCAACGAGCGGAGGTGCCGCGCAACCGGCATTCCGGGCGCTCGTGGACGCTGACGTTCCATCCGCGATTACTCGTGACTCCGAGGTCCCGTCGCTCGAGACCGACGCCGCGCATGACACTTGCGCGGAAATCTCCGGATGCGTTGTGGGCGCGCTTAGTGCTGAGACGGACCCAATCGTCAAGGCGATCAGCGGCATTGTCAAATCGAACGGCTCGACTATTTCCGCTGCCGTGTCAAATACAGACTACGCAGCGGCGGCGCACGCAACCAGGCATAGTCTCTCCGGAGCGGATCAGATCACGGTGACGAATCTCGCCTCGGGATGCACGAACGCGCAGGTGCTCGGCGGTACCGCTGCCGGGACCGGGGTCGAGTGCCAGACGGATGCTGATGCGGGCTCGACGGACGTAGAACTATCGTCCATCAAAAATCTCACGTCTGCGGCGGATCGTCTGCCTTACTAC